ACCATCCGGCACGCACGCGCCCGGGCAGGGAGGCCAGCATGAAGTACAATCCGAGTGAGTATCAGACAACAGCGACAGACTTCATCCTGAGGCATGATCATTGCGGACTCTTTCTGCAGATGGGACTCGGAAAGACGGTGATCACCCTGACAGCCATTGACCATATGCTGATGACCGGTGAAGCGGAGCATGTGCTGGTGGTGGCGCCGCTGAATGTGGCCAGGACAGTCTGGGCAGAAGAGACAGAGAAGTGGGATCACCTGAAGGGCATTAAGGTAGTCAAGATTCTGGGATCCGCGGAGAAGCGGAAGGCAGCCATAGCAGAGAAGGCGGATATCCACATCATAAACCGCGACAATCTTGCCTGGCTGGTGGAGTACATGCGGAAACAGGGTCACGGCTGGCCCTGGGACATGTTGGTGATCGATGAGCTTTCCAGCTTTAAGGAGCACAGAACGGCCCGTTTCAAGGCCATTGTAAAGGTCCTTCCTGTGACGCGGCGCGTGGTAGGCCTGACAGGTACACCGGCGCCAAATGGTCTGATGGACCTGTGGGCGGAGATCTATCTGCTGGACCGTGGACTTCGACTCGGTCGGACCATAACACAGTACAGGAACCTTTACTTCCGGCCAGGCCGATCAAATGGGCATGTGGTGTATGAATATCTACCCCTTCCTGGTGCGGATGGTGCGGTGCAGCGTCAGATATCGGATATCTGCATGAGCATGAGCGCGGAAGACTATGTCAAACTACCGGACCGGATATACCGAGAGGTGACAGTAGAGCTTCCGGAAAAGGTGATGAAGGTATACAAGGCCATGGAAAAAGACATGGTCATGACGCTGCAGGGGACAGAGATCACGGCAGCCAGTGCGGCTGTTGTGTGCAATAAGCTGCTGCAGCTTTCATCCGGCGCGGTATATGATGAGGATGGCCAGGTGCACGTGGTCCACGACGAAAAGATCAAAGCACTGCAGGAATTGCTTGATACAGCTACAAGCCCGGTCCTGATTTTCTATGCTTTCAAGCATGATCGTGACCGGCTGAAAAAGGCCATCCCTGAGGCTGTAGAGCTTAAGGGTGAAGAAGATATCAGGCAGTGGAACAGCGGCCAAATTAAGGCCCTGCTGGCGCATCCTGCAAGCGCTGGACATGGACTCAATCTGCAGGCTGGTGGGCATACTGTCATCTGGTACAGCTTGACATGGTCCCTTGAGCAGTATCAGCAGGCTAATGCCCGTCTATGGCGGCGCGGACAGCAGGAAACAGTGATTATCCACCACCTGATAGGGAAGGGAACCATGGATGAGGACGTGCTTAGAGCACTCGACCATAAGGACCATACACAGGCCGCGCTGATGGAAGCTGTGAAGGCCAGGATAGAGAAGATAACCGGAAATGAGGTGACAGCATGAGCGAGTCGACAGAGTACCAAAGGATACAGGACATAAAAGCCTTTTTGAGGTCCGCCAGGGCGGCAGACCGGCATGTAAGAGCGGCGGCGCTTGCCCTGGAACATATCAGATCGCAATACGGCACAATCCGTGCGGTAGGATATGAGCAGCATATCCGATCAGGCGGACATGGCAGCAGCACGGAGAGTCAGGCCCTGCAGGCCATCACTGCAGAGGAACGGCTTGAGTCGGATATCCAAAAGTGGCAGGCGCTTAAGGATCAGGCCGCTGCGGCAGTTAGCAGGCTGGAAAGTCCATTAGAGCGGGACGTGCTGACATTGTACTATCTTTCCGGGATGACATGGCAGGCAGCAGCGGACGTCCTGCAGATCGATCTCCGCCACATATACCGGGTACATGGCCATGCCCTGCAGCATATGGCCGGGATCCCTGCATAAAAAAATGGCTGGTCCCTTATCAGGGGCCAGCTTTTATCATTCTATTAGCTTCACAATTTCCGACGGTTTCATGTTTAGCGCGGCAGCAAGTTTCTGAAGCGTTTCCAGGCGGACCTGGCTGTCTGAGATTTTTCCCTGTTCCATCTTCTGCAGGGTTGACAGGCCCAGGTTGGATTTTACTGCCAGTTCAAATTGTGACAGGCCCCTTGCGGCGCGGAGTTCCTTGATGATATGCCCGAGCTTTCCACCTTTTACCATGATCAGTCATCCCCCTTTTCCCGGTCTTCAATCACTTCGTCCAGGTTGATCTCTGCCTGTAAGTCCCTGTAAGAGTCTACCGCCATGTCAATGAGTTCCTGCCGCATGGCATCTGCTTCTTCCTCATCATCAGGTTCCCGGCAGTCCGCGACATCCCAAGGATTGAAACCCTGTACGTCCAGGATATAGTGCAGGTCGCGGCTTTCGCCGTCACGCGGAGCAAGCCAGTCATGGGAGCCCGGCACGGTCTCATTGAATTCCAGTTCGCCGTCATCCCAGATGTAAATCTGGTAAATGACGCGGCCGTTGCATTCCATAGAGCGGCGGTAACGGGCAAGCATGCTGTCGATAATGCGGTCATAGTTGGCACGGATGAGTTCAGAAGTTTTCATGATGATTCCCCTTTCAATGTCGTTTTGTGGTAGCAAGGTAATAGTAGCACTCAGTTGCTATTTTGTCAACGGGTATCCAGGATTTTTTCCAGCTTTCCAAGCTGGTCCCTGCTGACCAGGCGTTTACTGATCAGCAGGGACCAGCCGCCGCATTGCGGCGGCATGCCGTCAGTAGGGCCGAAAATGTGTGTACATGTCAATAATGGCAGTCTTCACTGCTTCCGGCATGGTTTCAACAATGATTGCCCGAGATTCCAGGCGGGTATATGTCCGGCGGGCATCAGTAAGGTACCAGCTTGCTGACTTGCGCTCAATCAGGACTATAGTTGACTTAGGGCGGCCCTTGCCATAGTAGGCACTTGGGAAATTTTCCGCCCAATAATCGATGGAAATCTGCATGCCGACCATGGCTGACTTAGGAACACCATGGAATGTGTTCTCAATGGCTTCCAGACTCTTCATGAGATGCGTATAATCCATGGTCCGAGTACGGCAGCCCTTCTGTACTTCCTGCAGTGCGTTGTTGATCGTGTTTTCGTTTTCCGGAGTGATTTTGATAGCCTTCATGATTAAATTCCCCTTTTCTTAATATCCCAGCATTTACAGCTGGTGTCAACAGACCATGAATCGATCTGCTGACACCAGCCGCCCATATAGGGCAGCTATGGTCAGTGATTGGATAGCCAGTTTTCTATGAATTCCGCGTCCCCTTCTATATCCCATGAACCGAGCAGCGCCATTTTTTCGTCTTCATCCATGGACCCGATGAAGGTTGAAACCTTTTCAAAGCATTTCCGAATCTCTTCTACAATCGCCGGAAAGTCACGCCCCAGGCGGCCAGAGATGTTGTCATAATTGTTAATCCGGAAAATGATATAGTTTATGCGATTCCGGACCATTTCTTCCAGGATAGAGAACTTATCGTCAATAGTGAATTCCATTGTTCAATCCTTCTTTCAGTTTAGATTTGGCAGCCTTGCCAGGCTGTACAGAAGAAACCAGGCTTTTCTGATTTCCTCTGGACAGCCGCCCATGATGGGCGGCGGCTGGTTAGTTGTGGGTGTGCGTATAAGTGGTTTCACCCTTAATGCAACCATGGAAACATCCGTCTTTGCTGTACTCTGCTTTGCACAAGTCGCAGCGACCAGGGCACTGGAAAACATTTTTGGGAGCCTTTTCACCGTTTTCATCTACAACGGTGATGTAATAGGGCAGGCCGTACGGATTAAGGATGTATCGCGGAGCATTTACGCCCCATGCGCTGAACATGATATGCAGGTTCGCAGGTATGCAGGATTTTCCGCCATGTTCCTTGATATACTGGTTCACAAGGGGATACATCTTTGTGTACGTCCAGCACTGGAATTCAGGATGTTTCCGAGCAAGGCGGAACAGTATGTCGATCTCTTCAAGCTTCTGAAATTCCCCTGCCACATGCCAACGGAGGTATTTGTGATTGCGACGGCGGGACATTGCTTTATCCATCTGGTTATATACCGATTCAGGATGTTTCCGGATCATGAAAGTGTTCTTAGCCCATGCAGGGATAACGGTCCTCCAGTACTGATGACAGAGTTTTGCAGCATAGCAGAGATGCTTACAATCATCACAATTGCCACAAGTTATGATGGGCATTGTATTGAAATTCAGGCAACGGCCGATTTTCTCATTTCCCTTTGAGATGGAAATATGAACAGGTACGCATGCGGCAGCAATCAAAGCATTGATGATTGCCATGGCCAGCATGATGATTCTGTCTACTTGCTCATCAGTGAGTGCCCAAACTGTACGTTTCTTCATAACGTTTGCCTTCTTTCATTTCGTCGGTTGATGTGTTCCGGTTGACAACTGGAATTGTGCTGATATCCGAAACAATGTCAATACTGTTTTACTACTTTTTTCTGCAGTAGTTGTGCAGTAGTAGCAGAATATGGAATGGGCTATATAATGAAGGGAAAAGGAAAACCGCTGCCATGCTGTCATGCCTGAATGGAAACAAAAGCGTACCCCTCCCCGGCCTGCCTGGCCTGAAAAATCCGCTGCCGGTATCCGATCATGGTCTATCTGCTGCTGGTATCCGATCATGGTCTATCTGCTGCCAGTGTGGTATGAAGTGTGGTATTGAATGGTAGGAATGGTAACTTGCCTACTGACATATGGTTTCTTGCTGTTTGTTGATCATTTGGTATACATGGTTTATGGTTGTATACTGGTATACTAGTATGCTGGCATACCCCTAACCCCTTCCCCTTCCCCCTGGGGGGCTAGCCGCCCCGCCTGGGACTCCGCCCATCGCCTGTCCTCTGTAAACAGAGGAAGAAAAGAAACAATCTCAGCCACACTCCCCCTCTCCGCCCCGGGGGTAAGGAGGGAAATCGGGTCCCATCTGACCGATTGGCGCTCTGGGGATTTTTTTTCTGCTCCATCCTGTATCAAAAAAATGCGGCACTTTCGCCGCATCAATTGACAAACTGTCATATTGTCATTGTATGTCACTCTTTACATGTGCTATAGTCTACTTGGGTAACCTCACCCGGGAGACATGCGTGGCCTGTTAAGTCAGACCCTCCCGGGTTTTGGTTCCTTATGGCTCACCGCTGGCATACCGGTGGGCTTTTTGTATGCTGATGAAATGAGGAATCGGAATGCCTAAGACTAGTCTGACGCTGGCTAACAAGCCGCTCAATAGAAAACAGGTCCGGTTTGTGGACCTGATCTGCAGGGGGAGCAAGATAGAAGAAGCCGCCGAGCTTGCAGGAATCTCGGCAAACGCAGGAAGGACCATCCTGAAACGCGATGACGTAAAGGACATGCAGGTCCAGTACGCAAAGGAAGTGCTTCTCAACTCGGCAGGAAAGGCCGCTGAAACGCTCGTCCGTCAGCTGGAGAGCGACAACCCCTGGATCGCTCAGAATGCTGCGGTGCGTCTCCTTGGCTACCTCGACACCTTCGCACAGAGCCAGAACCAGACCATCACCGTCAATTTTGGCATGGCTGCTCCCGGTATGCCTCCTGCTATTGGTGAGGTTGAGGAAGCTCCTCTTACAGCGGACGGTGAAGTCCAGTGACCATCGATCTGAAGTACAAGCCCACTCCGAAGCAGCAGATGTTCCATTACAGTACCGCCAATGAGATCCTCTACGGAGGCGCGGCTGGCGGAGGGAAGTCCAGGGCCATTGTTGAGGATGCCCTGATGCGCTGTCTCCAGTACCCCAAAACGCATGCATATCTCTTCAGACGGACGTACCCCGAACTGCAGGATACGCTGATTAAGGAAGCCCAGGAGAATTACCCCCGGGAGCTGGGGCGCTATAACGTGGGCCGCAAGGACTTCGAGCTGGTGAACGGCTCAGTCATTCACTTCCGGCACTGCGCAAGCGTTTCTGACATGCACAACTATGACGGTGCTGAGATTCAGTGGCTGTACATCGACGAGCTGACGAGCTTCGAGTATGAGATTTTCACGCATCTCAAGACCCGACTTCGTGCCGTCAAGTCGCTGGGTATCGTGCCTGTCGTGCGGTGCGCAAGCAACCCCGGGAACATCGGCCATTCCTGGGTGAAATCCTATTTCGTGGATGCGGCACCGTTCTTCAAGATGTGCAAGAAGGTGGAGAAGTCCGAGACAACTGGAGAGGTTAGGACCTTCACAACCCAGTACATCCCGGCATATGTCACCGACAATCCGTACATCTCGAAGGACTACATCTTCGAGCTTGAGCGTAAGCCGAAAGCGCTCAGGGATGCCCTTCTCAGGGGATTATGGACCAGCTTCGAGGGCCAGGTTTTCACCGAGTTCTGCGTGGACAGGGATGGGTTCTGGACCGGGAAAAACACCCACGTCATCGAGCCTTTCGAGATTCCTGTGTGGTGGAAGCGGTACATGTCGTTCGATCACGGCTATTCCAGACCGTTTTCCTGCCAGTGGTTCGCTGTATCTGACCGGAAGGTCAACGGAGCGAACCAGCTCATCATGTACAAGGAGTGGTACGGCTCAGACGGTACGCCCAACAAGGGTCTTTACCTGTCTCCGAAAGAGATTGCCAGGGGCATTCTTGAGCGGGAGCAGGAGGAGATCCGCGACAACATCCACATAACCCGGGTTGCTGATCCGGCCATCTTCGACCGTTCACGTGGTGACAGCGTGGCGGACCAGATGCGGGACATCGGTGACGGGCGCGGGGTGCTGTTCCAAAAGGGAGACAATAACCGCTTGAATGGCCTGATGCAGGTGCATGAGCGGCTGAGATTCGACAAGCTCGGGTATCCCGGGCTGCAGGTCTTTGAAACCTGTAAGGACTTCATCCGCACGTTCCCGAACCTGCCGTATAGCACAACGCACATCGAGGACGTGGATACGGACGCGGAAGATCATTCCTACGATTCGCTCAGGTACATGTGTATGTTCCGGCCCGTAGCCGCGGAGCGGGTGAAGCGCTATCACACCCGCATAAGAACCCCCTATGACGAGGACAATGATGACGAGGAGGCCGTCTATGGCTGGTAAGAACGGACCTAGTCCGACGAAAAAACCGGCGGCCAAACGGCCACCGGCGAAAAAACCTGTTCTGGAAGGAGCCGCGGAACCGCTTGAGGTCCTGCTGGAACAGGACCTTACGGATGAAGAGCAGGAACTGCTCAAGGAAGCCTACTACAGGCTGGATCTGTGGGGTGGCGAGTGTCAGCCGTACCACGACGATGCCCGGGAATGCCGGATGATCTACCGGCTGAAGGACCCGCATCAGGATGAACCCGGTACGCCGGAGAGCCAGAAGATGCTCCAGCTGCAGACACTGAAGTCCACGGTGAACAACTGTATCGCTGACCAGGTGGACAACACACCGGAAGCGCTGCTGATCCCCCAGAGGTCAGATCTGATGGACATGGCCACGGAGATGTCCAATGTCCTGAAGTACATCATGATGATCAACCACGTGAAAGAGTTCCACCGCAGACGGGCTCAGGACTTTCTGATTACCGGAACAGCGGTATCGCAGATCATGTGGGATCAGGAGATGGATTACGGGAAAGGCAATATCAGCATTTCCCGCTGGCCCATTGAGAACATGGTCTGGGATCCCGCCGCCGGAGAGGTGCAGGACTGCCGGGCCATCATGAAGCTGTCGTGGCATCCGCTGGCCTGGTATGTGGAGCACTATCCGGAGCAGGCTGTGTATGTGAAGGACGATTCATCCGAACACAACAGCGTCGCGGAGACGGACAGTATCCGCAATCTGGACGGTCAGGAAGGCGCGGGGCGTGCGCTCCTTATGGAGTACTGGTACCGCCGCTATGACAGCGAGAAGAAGCGGTACACCATCAACGTGGCCTACATGGCTGGTGGTGCGCTCCTTGAGATCTACCGGGATGTGTACGCGCATGGCGAGTACCCCTTCGTCTTCGACGTTTATTCGGAGATCGAAGGCAGTATCGTGGGCGAAGGCCAGGTTCATGAGCTGACAAGCATGATGCGGTACATCAACCGGTACGCCCATTACATCGATATTAACGCTGCCATTTCCTCCAAGCTGAGAATGCTTGTCAGGAAGGGCAGCGGTATCAATAAGGCTGATCTTGCCGACTGGAAGAAGAACCTCGTGGAAGGTGATGTCATCGACGAGGACAACGTCCGCTGGATGGATAACAAGCCCTTCAATGGCATGGTGACCCAGCAGATGCTGCAGTTCCAGAACGACATGAAGATGGACTCCGGTCAGTCCCAGTTCACCCGAGGCGAAGTCACGGGCGGCGTTGATGCAGCAAGCGCTATCCAGCTTCTCCAGAACGCCGGTTCCAAGATTACCCGTCTCCGCACCCAGACCCTCACAGATGGCTTTAAGCGCATCGTAGAGCAGGTTCTGTGGCTGGCCGCAGAGATGTATCAGGAAGAACGTCTGGCCATGATCAGCGACGATCTGGGGGCCACACAGCCCGTTCATCTCAGCTCTGATTACCTGATGGGCAGCGAGAAGCGCAAGCGGTCCCGTCTGGAGCCTCCGCCTTACACCGTGCGGATTGAGATCACCAGAATGAATCCCGCCGCTGTGCAGGCACAGAACGACCTGTACATTCAGGCGTATACGATGGCCGCGCAGGCAGGCCAGGTCTTCCCGCTGACAGCGCTCTTCCAGCTGCTCAACGTGGATGGTAAGGAGCGTATCCTCCCGGTTCTCCGTGAAGTCGAAGCAACGACACAGCAGATTCAGGAACTGACCGCGCAGAATCAGCAGCTGCAGGGTCAGGTCGATCAGCTGAACGAGACCCTGGATGGTTACGCAAGCATCGTCTCCTCCAGCCCTGGATCGCAGGATGCGCTTCAGGCAATGGGCGGCGGTGCAGAACAGATGCAGGTATAAACGGTGAAAACCGTTTGTATAAACTGATTTAGGAGAGTGTCACATGGTTGATAACAACTCGGTCGATAACTTCGAGGAAAGCGTACAGGACGACGCTGTACAGGTTCCCGAAGAAACTGGTCCCAAGGGTATTTCTGAATTCCTTGACGAAGCGGTGGATCAGGAGGGTGAACAGCCTCAGGATCGTTCCACGCAGCCGGAAAGGGTTTCGGGAGGAATTAAGGGTCGGCTGCTCGACGCTGACCGCAAAGGCTACGACAGAGGAAAGTCTGAAGCCGAAGCGGCGTGGCAGGCGGAGAAGGCCCAGTATGAAGCCAGAATCCGTAAGCTTGAGGAACTTGAGATTAAGGATGAGGCGGCAAAGCTTGCCGAACAGGAGCATATCAGCGTAGCCATCGCTGAGAGGCTGATTCGTGCGGAACGTGGAGTCCCCGGAAGTGTACAGCCGGATCAGGAAACGCCCGCCCCGCAGCCCAGAGATGAGCGTGGTCGTTTTACGGCGCGTCCGCAGGACGACACAAACGAATACGCGCAGAAGCTTCTGGAGCAGGCAGACACAATCAAGCGACTGACAGGGCAGGACATGATGGCTCTGTACAACGGCAATCCGGATATTCAGAACAGGATTCTGAACCGGGAGATCGACTTCTACGGACTCGCTGAAGAGATGCGGGGACAGAAGCGGATGCCACCTGTTGTACGCAGCGCAAATGGTCAGACAGCTCGTCATCGCGGCATTGCTGACCTGACAGATGAACAGTTTGATGAACTGGATAGACGTCTGGAACAGGGGGCAGTATTCGACATGAGGAGATGAATTTAAATGGCATACGAAAATATGAACTACAGCTATGATGCTGGTATTGCTACTTCTGAAGTTATTGGTTACCACGAACGGAGACTTCTCCGGAACGTTCTCGCAAACCTGACCTGGGGCATGGACATCCAGATGCGTCCTCTGCCCAAGGGGAATGGTCGCAAGGTGCAGTTCCGTCGCATGGTTCCCTTCAAGCCCAGCACCCGTCCTCTTGAGGAAGGTGTGACCAAGAAGGGCCAGAAGCTCCGTCAGACCGACATGTGGATCACCATGAAGCCTTATGGTGAGCATGTCGAGTTCACCGACGAGCTGGACCTGTACAACATCGACAACATGCACCGTGAGATCAACGAGCTGCTGTCCCGTCAGGCCCGTGAGTCCATCAACATTCTCGCCCGTGACGCCAAGTGCGCCGGCACGAACGTCATGTACGCGGGTGGCCGTGCAAGCCGTGCTGCGCTCACCGCGGCTGACACCCTGAACTACGACACCATCCGCAAGGCTGTGCGTACCCTGGAGAAGAACCTGGCTCCCAAGTTCTCCGATGGCTACTATCATGCCAACATCGATCCTGACACCAAGTACGACCTGATGAAGGATCCCATGTGGATTGATCCTGCCAAGTATCAGGACAAGTCCATGATCGCCAAGAACGAGATCGGCATCATCGCTGGTGTCAAGTTCTTCGAAACCACCATCGGCAAGACCTATGAGAACGAAGACGATTACCTGGTCTATGCATCCTCCACTGCGGATACCGGCCTGGAAGAGCTGACCGTCCACGGCTATGATGCGGCCACCAAGACCGTCTATGTCAAGGAAGCCCTGAACGAGTATGAAGCCCGTTCTCTCGGCGCACGTCTGGTGAAGATCGGTAATGAGCCTGCCTTCATCGAATGGGCCAAGGCCGGTGCTGCCAATGCCGGTGAACTCCACCTGCGCTGGGCTCTGGCTACTGCTCCCACCGCAGACACCACCAAGATCACTCAGGAAGAGGAAGGCCCTTCCGGCGTGAATATCCGCGCTACCGTCATCTACGGTCAGGACTTCTGCGGCGGTATCTCCCTGGATGGCACTGGCCACAATATCCGTGTCATCATCAAGCCTCTCGGATCTTCCGGTTCCGATGACCCCTACGATCAGCGCGGCACGATTGCCTACAAGATCCGCGGCGTCGGCTACCACATTCTCCAGGATGCATTCGGCGTCCGCATTGAACATGCTGTAAGCGCCTAATCCACAAACAAACAGGGGCGTAGTGACTACTACGCCCCTTTATAGGAGGTAAAACATATGGCAACCAAAACACCCGTTGAGCAGCCCACAATCGCCCCTGAAGACAGAATGACCTACGTGACCCTTCCTCTCCTTGACGAGGAGAAGCCCGGTACGGTTGACCAGACGGAAGTCGTGCAGTGCGAAGGAAAGAACAACAACATCCCCTTGATCATCCAGCGCGGACAGCGTGTGGAAGTCCCGATCTGGGCGTTTGAAGCACTTGTTCATTCCGGCAGATACACTGTTGCCCGTCCCAGGGGCAAGGAAGACACTCATACCGAGTATCATACGAACCTCTAAGGTGGTGGTGGCATATGACCTTTGAAGCCATGATGCAGCGGGCCATCTTCCAGTACAACGCTGACTGGGACGATTATGAGGATTACGCCCCCCATGTCGATGCCTATGTCAACGATGGATACGATCAGGTCCTGTTTGCGATCACAGGAAAGCATCTCGATGAAATCGCGCCCTTCAAAACTTTGGTGAGTGGTGAGGACAATGAGGTGGAACCGGGTGTACCGGTATGGACGCATCTTCCGATCTGCGATTATGCCACCTATATGCTCTACAGGAACGGCAACCCGCAGAAGCAGCAGCGCGGCCTCGCGTTCCTGCGTAACTTTGAGGAGTGCCTCGGCAAGTGCAAGGATCTTGCCGGAAGGGTGACTCTGGATGAAACAACCGGGGAAATGACGTTCCGGAAGTCGCTTCCCCAGTTTTACAACTACAGACCGTGAGGGGGTGAAGTATGTCAGCGTATGAAACAAGCGTCCAGGTGCAGGCCTTTGCCGGTCTGGACCAGACAGGTGATGGGTATAACAAGAATCTCCGCTTCGCCGTGGAGATGGAAAATGTGGATACCACAAACGGCGAGTTCAAACCGTACCGTGTAGGCGTTCAGGTGGGTCCTGAGATGGAAGGCAAGACCATCGGTACGCTGGCATGCCTGTCCCGGCGGTATTATGTCCAGCCAGAGCAGAAGGACCTTCTGGTCGCCTTTGCAGGCGGCAGGCTGTACACCCGTGTCCTCGGCAGTGACGACCCATGGGAAGTCAGGCATCTGTACACAGAACTCGGAAACGGGCAGGTGGAGGATGAAGGGGAACTGGAACTCGGAACAGATTACCAGTCCTGTGTCACCTATGAAATCAACACCATTAACGGCATTGACATGCCTGATGGCCCCGTGGACGTGCTGCTCTTCACCAGTGAGCAGGATGGCATGTTCTGCCTGTACGGACATGATCTGAAGGTTGTGAAGGTGGATACGCCGCATGCATTCTCCGTCATTTCCCGGTACAACGAACGAGTCTGGGGTACAGGCGTAGAAGACATGCAGGACTGGCTGTTCTACTCCACCGCTTTCGACCCGTTCAACTGGCTGGCGAATGAGGAGATCCCGGAAGACGGCGCGGGCAGCTTAGCTTCCCCGTCATGGGATGGCGACCGCTTCCTCGCTCTGTATCCGTATGGATCCCAGCTGCTGGCCTTCAAGAAGAACACCATCTGGAAAATCATTGGCACAGACCCCGGTGAGTTCATCATCCGCGCCCAGTTTGGCCCGGGCACTGTGGTGCCCAACACGATTGCCGTCTCCGGCGCGTACGCCTTTATGTTGGGTTACAACGGC